GGAGGATAAAATAGAAGCTGATAACCATACAATAACTTCAAAAGCATGGAGACAACCAATAGCTTATAATGTTGCTTATGTGCATCATTTACAAAACCTTTATCATTCACTAACAGGTCAAGAATTATGCAAATAATAGATGGAATTTACAAAGTAGTGTTAATGAATGCTATTGTATATTCGGCTTATCAATTAGGTAAAGCTTTGAATGGAGGGCAAAAAACTATTAGCGGTAGTATATCTTCTTATGATTGTATAGGAGCAGGAATAGTCTTAGGATTTTTTACTGTTTTATTTATTTTTGCCGCCATTTATTTTCAAACTTTTCCAGAAACAAAATATTAAATAAAAAACGATGAATACAGATATAAGAATGGTTGTGGCCTTTGTGCTATTTATAGCCTTTGGCTTTATCACTGGGTGGGGTGCGTCTGAGATGAGCTCAGAAGATTTTGATTGTGTTAGTGATTACAGCGGCGCAATAGTAGTGGAGAGTCACAGTCACGGAGAATATATTCTTACTAAAGATGGCTGTAGTTACGAAACAGTTAGGTTTCCTGCTCTATATAATTACAGTTTAGGAGACACTGTTTGTTCTGACAAGTCTTTTATTAAGGTTTATGAAGCGCGAGAAGATATATTAAATAACCTTTATATTCAATACAACAATAAAATAGAAAAGGCTATTAGGGATAAAGAAGTTCAATTAATAGAATTAGAAGCTTATAGGTATGAAAAATAAAAGATACATAGATATAGCAGGTGTTGTAGAAATGCCTGCTGAATATAGTTTTAATCAGGCTGTAGATGAATTTTCAAAATTTATTGAGGCTAAGGGTTGTACTTTTGGCGGCGGATTTGTAGAATTGGATGAGAATGGTATTCAAATAGAAAATTAAATAATTATTATGGATTTAGAAAAACTTAAAATAGCAAATAATTTAAAAAATAATTATGAAGCTTTCGAGGACTTAAGCACAATATTAAATAGGGATGAGCCCTCTTTAAATGCTATAAAAGAACGAATTGATAAGTTAGATAAAAAATATCTAAAAGAAATATTTCAGGCTATTGATGGCGTAGCATGTAGGAACTCAATAAGACTTAAATCTGAATTCGAAGTATTATGATAACAAATAAATGTAAAACAGACTTTGAAGTTTGGTTGAAAGACCAACCTCTTGCTCCTTATCCTTCTATGTTTTGGGATGTTCCTGATTTTGTGAGGAATGCTTTTATTTTACAGTTTTTTGATTCGGCGGGATTTTTTATAGACACATTCGCAACTTATGAGCTTAATGGTAATTTTGCTTATTTTGATTTGTGGATTAATTCTTCTGAAACATTGCTTGAATTTGACACGCGTATTGAGGCGCAACAGAAAGGAATAGAAATAGCTAATAAAATCTACAATGAAAAGTAGAGCAACATTCGTAAACGGCATACACGAACACAATTATAGCCTCTCTGCTGAATGGTCTGAGCATTGTAGAGGCAAAGTATGCTTTGAGATAGAAGAGACGGCTGATGGCTTTAAATTACCGTCTACAGAGGTTGATTCATCCGAGGCGGAGTACCTTCAAATATTATTAGCGTGCGCGGACAGAAAATTTAAAAGAAAAATAACAATAAAAGAAGACTAAAATGATTGACGAAAGAGAGTTAATAGCCCTCACATATAAAATTAAAGATTTATATAATAACGGCAGTATTGAAACATTTAATTATAGAGCATATATGGCTTTGGTTAAAAAACATTGTAATCAAAATGGATACTCTCTCAACACGACCGATATGGAAATAACTAAAAAACAATAAGATGATAAAACTAATGATTGTAATAGGTGTAGCTGCAATTATAGTGGCTTGGTTTAGCAGGAATAATAATAATAATAACGACAATCTTGGATTGTAATAAGATAAAGTTCTATTGTGCTGAAGATGCAGAGCAGGAACTAAGACGTATAGTGGAGGGTAATGATTATAGAGTGTGGAAGCAGGTTTCTCCTAAAAGATTTTACAAGTGCCCTCTACATGGAAAAGAAGAAATATGGCATTTAACAAGTTCAATAAATATAATCCCCTTTCCTTAATTGGTTGGGGGATTTGTTTTTAAATAAAAAAGCCCTATTGTTAAATAAGGCTCTCGTTGATTTAACAATATGTTATGCTTGTCAATTCTACTTTCTTATTTGAGAAGTCTTTAAACCACTGTATTCTAACTTCGTCGACCATTCCTTTATCTTCTGTCACATAAACAATATTCTTCTTTACCCAGAATTGCCCATCAAATTCTTCATACACTACACCCCCATTGTTCAGAATATATTTTATGTTCCTTAATTAGCTTCTTATGCAATTTAAATGCTTGTTCGTGTTGATAGGCTTTTTGTGTTTGCATATTATTGGAATTTAACATAGGTGGCTAATTGTTCATTATGTCTTAAGCCTTTTATGACTCTATCGAACTCTGCACATCCTTCTTTTACGTTTATTAATCCTCCTGATAAGGATTGAGCTTTTTCGTAATTGGTGGGAACATTATAATAAGAACATTTATACTCTTCTATATACTCCTTAAAAGTGAAGTAAGTGACAGTTTTTACTGCTTCTTTTTGTAATTCTAATTTTCTTAGTGGCCAAATTCTAAATACTTTTGTATTTATTTTTAGATTATACTCCGTTACCCATTTGTTACATTTTTCACTCCATCCTTTAGATAGTGTTATGTTTAAAAGTTTTCTAACTTTTTTAGCTACCCCAGACTTTATAAGTTTATCCAAAGTAATAGTCACTTCTTTATCTGTTGATATTTGTTTTGCGGTTATATTAGAACCTTCTATTTTAGTAATAACTATACCTTTGGTCATATTAACCTTATAATCTATGTTATTTATTTTATAAATCATTTTAAAAGTTGTTTTATTTCTCTGTATTTCTTTGCATCTATTCTGTCTTGTTCATCTAAGTTTCTCAGTTTATCTCTTTCTGAGTAGATAACTGTTTTTACTATCTTTGTTAGGTTTTCTTTTTCCGCCGATTTAGACTTAATTTCGAGTTGTTTACATAACCAATGGATTAATCCCTCTAAAGTCTTTGGTGATTTATCTAATTCTATTACTTGGGCGTTCTTAATTCTATCGTTAAAATTACACATGCAATTACCTAAATAGCTATTGCACTTATTACATATAGCTGCTATCATATTTATTCATTTTGCGGCGAAAGAATCGCATTGTTAAATTATCTCCATAACTCTGTTTAGCCTTTATATAACAAAGCCTCCAAAACCAATATCTAAGTAGTCTCATTTGATTTTATTCTTTCATTATACTTCACTACATATCTATTAAAAAATTCTTTCTTGGCTTCCCTATTCGGGCAAAGTAATAGTCCCACTTCAATTAAGCCTCTTTCAAAACTGCCATACGCTTTTACTTGCTTCTCCATTACAAGGCTTCTTTTAGCTTGAATACATTTAGCTCTTGAAAAAAGATTGTCTGATGTTTTATCTAATGAGCACTCCACTCTAAATCCGTTGTAATTCCCTTTCCAAGAAACTAAAAATTTATCTTTCGAATGGTATTCTCCACCTCTCCCATTAAACTGTTCTTCTATATTGTCTGAGGATAAGTATTTTTCAACTGTTTTTAGTGCTTCTGCGCGACTTTCTTTGAGTTCTTTAGCTGAGTATTGATTTTCTTTTTTGGGCGGATATAAAAGCTTAGAAATAGATTTATATTCCCTCCTTAGTTGTTTCATTATACTGTTATCTTCATCATCTGCAAATATTTCCATTTGGTCAGCTATCTTACAAAGACGCTCTGATAACGAGTGTTTTAATTCTTTTTCCATAATTTTATAAATGCTCTATTTTTATTCCTCGTAAACTGTTAAAATATTCTGTAATTCCTTTAGGACTAAGCCATCTCCTGCCACATATATAAAAGGCGACGTCTACTTTGTCTTTTGACATGAAGCCTTCTAATATACCTTCTCCAAAAGTAATGGTTAAATATTGAGGGTATGGCTCATTAGTTTTTATAACCACGTCTTGTACCACTGAAATGACTAATGTTTGTGGTGGGTGTATATGCTCTATAATACCTCTTATTTTTATACTATCTGACATTTTATTCTCCATATTTAGCTTTTAGCCTTTTATATTCTGCTAATTCTTTTTCTTCTTGTCTTTTGGCAAAACTTTCATTATAGATTTTATTTGCTTTTTCTGCGGCAATTCTTTCGTTGTATTCTATATCAGTCTCTATTGACTCGCCCTCAAAATAACAGTCAATGTCGCATTCATAAGTTTTGTAATAATAAACTTTGAAGTCTGCCTCACCTTTCTTAAAAGTTTCTGATTGAATATCTTGAAAGTATGATATAACTTGGTCTATAGTAAAACCATCACAATCTTCTATATTAAAATGATGTTCTCTCCTTATTAATTTTCTATCTTCCATAATTACGATTTTAAAAGTTCAGGGTTTTCATAAATGTTGCCGATAATTTCTATATTTTCGGTAAATGGTCTAACTGTGTATTGAACAGAACCGACCCTAAGTGGCTTATAAGAAAAAACCGCACCTTGCCATTCTACAGAAAACCATTTATGTATTATCTCTATGAAGTTTCCACCAATATATTCTGTTTGTTTTAACACATCACCCTCATAAATTTCTTTGCCATTTTTATCTTTTAACCCAATGTATTGCATTGTTATAACTGCATCATTCCTGAAGATTGTTACCTCAGATGAGTTATTATACATAAGTCTCAATGCTTCTTCGTTACCGTGCATCCTATAGCCAAGCCACGCTCTAAATTTAAATTCTCTCATAATTAAAATGTCATGTTTTTAAGTTTCTCTATTTGTTTTTCTAAGGCGGCGATTTTCTTCATTCGCATAGTGTCAGCCATTATTTTAGCATCTTCTAAACTGTCAGAATAATCTTTTGAGAAGAGTAGATTATAATGCCCTTTAGTTTTCATGTAATCTTTTTTAACGCTTTCTGTACCTTCTGCTTCATATATACCTTTTGTTAAAGCATATTTAATTATGTAGTATTTCATTTTACTGGGGTAGGTATTAAGTTAAAATTAATATTATTTAATTTAAAAGTTCCTTCTGTGCTTTGGTTATTGGGGGTATCCGCATAAAAGCTTCCAGTGTTTTTGTTTAAATCTATATTTATAAGTAATCTTATTTCATCTTCGCGCCAATCTAAATCAATTGTGCCATTTGGGCCATGAAACATATTTGGTAAGTAAAATTCCCCCGTATGTTTACTATTAAGCCAATTATAGTAATTCAGTAAAAAATCTGATGCTGCATCCAAGGATTGTTTTGTATAGCCTTGCGCTCCTTCATCATCCCAATTATCAGAAAGTTCTAATATGTATTTTGCTTTTTCAAGTACAGGTTTTAAATATTCTAAAGTTTTCATTTTATTGTTTATTTAATATTTTTATTGCTTTCTCAGCACATATTTTAGTAAGTCCATATCCCATATCTACACAATCTTCATGATTTGTATTATTTGCCGTCCGAACGAAATTATCTCGTTGTGATTTAAGCATATCATTATCATCATCGAATATAACATAATTCTCCACTTCAGGATGAGTGTCAAGCCAGTCTTGAATTTCGTGACCTCTATCTACTTCATCATAAAATTCAAACTTACCGTCTTGAATAAGCTGGTGGCAATTTATTGTTATGTCTATAACTTCTCCTGGTAATTTTCTATCTTTCCACATGTCTTTCATTGTTTTTAGTCCTGAGTGTCTCCAACTACTACTTATAACTATTTTTGCCTTAGTAGAATCAATAACATATCCTAAATTTTCAACTAAATGTTTGTGGAATTGACTGCCGTATTTGTCATGATTGTTTGAATAAACATTTAAAACTCCATCTATATCTAAGAATATTATTTTCATTATTTTTTGTTTCTTACGCCGCGAAAAGCAAGCTGGTTAGAAAGCAAATATAATAAAAAAAGAGCCTTTTACAGCTCTCTTAAGATAATTTTAACTAATTAATAATTTCCAATCTAATTCTGGTTCATAGTATCTTATATCTATTCCCTCAACTTTAAATCCATTTTTAAGTATTTTTATTACAGTTGCAACAGTTATACCATATTCTTTGACTATGTCAGGGACACCTAAATATATTTTATTTTTATTTAAATCTGTTATTCTTCTTTTATGTCCATCTTGTGGGTAATGCATTTGCCCTTCCACATAATCTTTCTTGTAAACCATAAATGAATTGTTTACTCTTTCCCCACTTAAATATCTACTTAATACAGACTGAGTTGTTCCTATTGCTTCTGCGGCTTGAGTGGTAGATGGGTATTCTATTAATGTAAAGGTATCTATGACTTTATCACAGGATGGTTTTACATACACAGGTTCAATTGCACCCTTTACACTATAGTCTTTCAAATACATAAAATAGGTATCATTTCGGCTACTTCCATTAAGTTTTGATTTAAAATAGTCGTAGGATTCTACATTAGATTCTTTATGAGCTTCGGTGGCGGATATATATTCCTTTAAAGTTAAAGTATTTATAACAGCCTCTGCCATTGCACTTCTTTCACCTACGCCTTTTCCAATCCTATTGAAAGTCATTTTTTCTTGCATATCTGACCTTCTTACTACTTTTTTATCACCGCACTTACTTAGAAATCCGTTCAATCCTTTTTCAGGATTTAGTACATCATAAAACTCCTGCCAATATCTCTCCCTACATCTTCTTATTTCTTGGAGACACTCTTCAATTATTTCAAAAGTGTGGCTATCTGCGCCGTGTTTTACAAGAGACTCGTATAAATAAATTTGGGATTTACAATTTAAACTTTTGTAGCGTAAAAATCTTCTTTTTTCTATATCGTAACTTTCTCCTATATACACTTTACCATCAGGTGCTTCCACTTTGTAAACTCCACTTATTGGATTAGGGTTCGTACTTCTTATTTTATCACACTCCCTGCAATAAGTCCAATGACTATTTTTATAGTTTTTATTCTTGTTAAAACTTGACAATGGTAATAATTCCCCACATACTCCATGACATTTTTGCAATTCTTCCATTTTTTTAAATAAAATCCCGCAAACCCATCTGAGTGAAGCAGACAAGTAAGCGGGGGTAAAATAATTTCTTTAATTAATCAAAGCTTCACTCAATGATTACAGAGCAAATATAATGATTTATATTAGGTATAAAAAATGTATTAACTTAAATTTAATTAATCTGCGTCTTCTTCATCATCAAAGAACCAAGATAATACAGCGTAATCATAGACATCTGAGTTGAAATGCTCGTACACGTCTTGTGATTGCTTAATATTCGATAGACGGTGGTAGTCTTTAAGCAGTAAAAGATTTTGACTTGCCCATTTGTATCTTTTTGTATGTCCTGCAAATGTACCTCTTGTTACTAATTCATCCGAAGCCAGGTCTGTTATATTAAATAGGTCGTAGAACCTATCAGCAGCAGGAAGTGGGCTCTCTATAAGCTGTCCTATTTGTCTTGGAAGAGCTATAGTACCAGAAACTTGTTCACTCGCAACCCTTGTTACAAAATAATCTAAAAAAGCAATTGGGTAAGCAGGATCATCATCGTCGTCCACATAATTAGATAAAGATATAGCTACTATTGCTAAAGCATTTGCTACTCCGAACTCCACTAAAGTCCTTTTTAAATTTCTTCTTTTAACAGGATCAGCAAGTGCTTCATTCCAAACTTTTTTAATATCCTTACGCTTGACAACTAAATCTTTTAGAAATTTTCCTGTTGTTATAAGCGTTCCTTCTTGGAAAGTGTCGCTCGATATATCGTAATTTGCAGCTTTTGTTTTATACTGCACCTGTAAAATCCACCAGTTTAAGAACATCAAGAAGAAATTAGCTCTACTGTCGCGCGCGGCAAGAGATTTTTGAGAGTCTTCAATTTGAGAGTCTATACGTTGTACAGCAGCTCCTACCCTTGTTGTGATAGCTTCGTGAGTTAACCTTAACTTATTATCTAACTCTTCTCCTTCGATGCCTAATTTTTCTGATATTTTCTGTCTGTGATATTCCTGAACACCGTTTTCAGTTGTAATATCACTATAAAAAAGGTCGTAAGTTTCCCACTTAGTTTTAAGCTCTTTTCTATCAACCCCTTGATTTTGCCTAAGAAATTGATTAAAAGAAACTATATTACCATTGACATATCTATAGTCATTTAGTATACTAAGTAAAACTGTTGGAATTACGGGATAATTTCCAAGTGCATGTAGTCCGCTGTTAGCTCCTAATACAAACCTTCCTGCCTTATTATAATTACTGTTATTGTATCGTTGTTCTGCCGAAAAAATACCGAAAGATTCTCCTAATATATTTATCTTAGCCTTAGAATTCATATTCATTACTTCCAAAGCAGATGAAGTTGCATACTTATGAAATTCTTTTCGTCCTAATTTTAAAGCTAAGGGGTTTGTTACTTCTCCAACTTGACCTTCTATATACCTTTGTATTTTTGCCTGCCAGAGCGATGTAAAAGGCACCGTAAAACTTGTAAGTGCTGTTGTTCTAACCCATGAATTAAAAACTTTTGCCAATTTACCTAAGTCAATATTTTTCCCTATTTTATAAGAAAATGTTTCTCTAACATCGTAATAATTACTATTTAAGTAAGAACGGAGCATCTTATAGGCGTTTGTAGCATTAGAACCTTTACCTACGAAATCAGCGTTTAATAATGCATCATGGATAGTTAACATGTTGGAGATATTCTCCCTCCTCGCCTTAGTTAAAGCTGCCTGTTGTGCCATCCATGCATAAGAATGTAAAAGCTCATCTGTAACATCCGATGGTTCTGCTATTTTATGTATTCCATAAGTAGGGATTGTTAATTCTTGTCCTCCTACAGCTAATTCTCCATCTTCATTTTGACCTATTTCTCCTTCGTCTTCTCTGAAATTAACTATATCATTTATGTTTTGGCGAATATTTGAGAAATCTAAACTTCCTAAGAATCCTGCTAAACGTCTTGTTGCACTTTTTCTTTGTTGTGGCAATAAATATCTGTTGTGTCTTCCTGTCAGCCCTAAGTTTTCTATGGTTTGGTCTTGTAAATCTAATATAGCTTGTCTTGCCTGGTATTCTTGTACGTTTTGAGTTGGAGTGCCATCTACCTGAGTTAATCCATATCTTGTAAAATACTGTTGGTTTTTAATTTTATCTAAAAACTCTTGTGTGTATTGTGGTCTTTTTGCATCTTTATTTGCTTGCCATTTTGGATTTATTTGTTCGCCTGAATTATAGAAGCTATAGCTTGGGCTTACGTCTAAGTAAGGGTTTTCCTCAATGAAGCTTTCAACTGTTCCTTGTTCATTTGCTGCTATTCTTTTATTGAATTCTTCTTGTGCGGCAGTGTATCCTGTGGGTTCTGTCCTTTTATAATATGGAAGTAACTTACTTTCCAAATAGGCGTTGAAAGCTTCTGTAGCTTCTTGCTCTGACATTTCTTCTAAGAACACTCTTTGTAAACTCTTGCGGATAACTACATCAGAATCACCTGCTCTTATCTTAGCCAGCACTTTAGCTGCTTCTCTTACATTATTAGCGTTATTAGGTGTCATGTGCCTCACAGCGAAGTTTATTACCCCTTCTTCTGTGTCTATATTTTCGTCTTCTAAGTCTTTTCTGAAAGCTTCATTTGCCCTTGTCTGAGCTTCTACCTCCACTGTTGATTGTTCTTCTTTGGGTAGAAATAGTTTAGCTTTAGAGTATAGGTTTTCTAACTGTATAGCAGCATCTTTTACACTCCCTGTTTCTATGTCTGACATTTCTGCGACATTTGTTTCAGCGGGAGAATTAAAAACTCTGTTTGATTTTAAAATATTGGCAATTATCTGTTGCTGTTTTCTTATATCTGCCGCAACTTCATCTATTTCACTGTCATTTTCTCCGTCTTTTTGATTGTCTAAACGAGATAATAAACTCTCATTTGCACCAAAACCTTCCCAAAAATCCTGCTTAAATCCTACGTAAGCATTTAACCTTACGAACTCCCACTTCTCAGTTTCGGTTTCAAACTCGTTAAGTTTGTCTAAGAATGTTTGAGGTATCTCTGTGGCTCTTTCCTGCCCTGAATAAAAAGCTCTGTTTATTAGGCTTATCATTTGTAAGCCATAAACCTTTTCTGCTTCTTCTCTGTCTTCTTTAGAAGTTATAGTGGAAGGGTCAAGCTGCACTATATATCCATATTCAGGATGATTTATTTCTCTAAGGCCATTTTTAATGCTCCCATCTCTGTTTCTTGGATTAGCTTCCTGTACACGCCTTTTGTTTAAATCTTCTATTTCATATCTGTCCGAGGCTGTGTTTATTCCTCCGTTGTTAACCCTTATAGCTGTTAACTGCCCTCTATAATATTGTTCATATTCTTGGGCTATTTCAGGTAGTTCGCTTCTGAATATTTTTTGCCCATCCACTTCTATCGAAGCATTATTCAATTTCTCTAAATGCTCTGCTGTAAAAAAGGATTCTAATCTTGCTTTTTTTATGTTATTTAAAGTCTTGTTGTAGAAGTTTCTTGCATCTGCATCTAATGTATCAATTAGTTCAGGCTTAAAATCTTTTTCTTCTATGTTTGAATCAGCGGCTTGGTTGTAGACAGACACTTGGTCAGCAAGTTCTATAGCTGCCAATTTTGAATTGTCTATTTCATGTAAGATGTACCCATCTTTGTCAATCAGGTTCTTTAAATTGCGCGGGTCAAAGCCTATAGTTTCAAGCCTGTTTAAAAAAGGTTTTATTTGTTGCAGAAATGTTTGTCTTGCCTCTGTGCCTTGTTTAGCTATGATGTCCCCTGCTAAATTTAAAAGTGGGTTTTGGGCGTGAGCCAAATGTCCTAAGTGAGCATGAAACCAATTTGTATCTTTATTGGCTGCTGTGAGAACTTTTGTAATCTGTTCTCTGAACATTTCTTCTTCTCTGCCTACAAGATTATTTTTAGCTACAACTCTATCCACTATAAGATTTATAGCTGTTTCATTATTGACTGGCACTTTTCCTTTTAGCGTTACACCTTTTTGCAGAGCTTCTGTAAATCTGTCCTTCACTCTTTTTTCGGCGCGGTCTTTATTGTTTAATTGATTTGTCAATTGAGAAATAAGCGGCTCTAATTTTGTTATGTAGTTTTGATAAACAGAGTTTTCTTCTTGCGAGAAGTGGTAGCCCTTATTAGTATTGTCATCCAACACCCTTGTTAAATAGTTTAATTGCGAGTTTGCCACTTCCGCAATATTTTCTAAAGCTTTTAACTTAGCTGTTTGTTCTATATTAGCCTCTAAATTACGAATTGCTTCTCCTATAGTTTCGTCTTTAGCTTTTCTTGATGCTGCTTGCGCCTCTGTTAAAGACTCTTTAGCATCTCTTAATTTAGCTTGAGAGGCAGGTGCAGAATATCTTTTGGCTAACTCGTATTGCTGCCTTGTAAGATTATCTAATACATTTGAAAGTCTTTGGTATTCTGCTGATTTACCTACACTGTATAAAGTGAATTTTTTACCTTTTAATTGTTCAGAATTTAACTCTTCGTATAGCCCATCTGCCATAAGATTGTTGTATACGCTTTTAGTGTAACTTTCCAACTGTTGCTTATAAGCAGGTTTAAAAAAGGCTTGAACAGAATTTATAAAACTGTTAAATAAGGCTTGTAATCTTGAAATTATAGTATTTTCTGTTTGTGAATTTTCTCTTGCGGCAAAATTAGACTGTAAAGAATTCGCCAGCACTTTCCCCAATATCTCTTTTCGTACTATTGTCTCTAACTCTTGTCCTGCAAATCTTTGACTGTAAAGTTCTCTATAAGCAGCCTCATTGTCGTTCCATTCCTGAGTTCTATGGATGTTTCTAAGTAAATCCTGTATTTGAGTTGGGTCAGTGGCTTCCACTATAAAGTGAGCAGTTTCTTCTGATAAATCCTCTTGTGAAATATTTCCTTCGCTGAAAGCAACGATTTGATTAGAAATATCCGCTAAAGCTTGGGCATCAGGTGCTACATCAAACCTTCTCGAATAACTTTCTAAACTAACAGTTTTTACTCCTAAATCTTGTAAAAGATTTTTCAGCTTTTGTTGTAATTCATTCTCAGGGATTATTGTTATTTCCTCTAAAGGAGTGGTGTTACCAAAAGCTCTGTTATTTTCTAAATATACTCTTTCAGCCATTACACCTATCGGGTCAGCCACATCTTTTTTTAGTTGAGAATAAGATTTATTATCTAACTGTTCCTGAGATACGTATTCTATTTGGTCATGTACAGTGTTTATAGCTCTCGTTCCAATTGCTTCCTGATTGAAATACAAGTCTCCTGCGGCGTTTCTTTTAACATTATAACCTACGCTGCTTTTTGCTGTAGTGTATGCACTGTCAGAAGTAACAGCTTTTTTATACTCCGAATTTCCAATTACAGGGTAAAGTTTTACACCATCTGTGTCGAGGACTGTTTCTCCTGTGAGAAGGTCGGATTTTATAAGATTGTTTATAAGTCCGTTGAAATTTGAAATGTTAGCATCAGAATTTACAGAGAATAATTCTTTAAATTTACCGTTATCTTCTATTCCAGCTTCTATATTTCCAATATTTGTATTTTTTAAAGCTTCTGAGTAGCTTTGGTAAGTGTTTTCACCACTTCTGTAAACAAGTGTGCCCTCTTGTCCAGAAAGTTCTGTGTATACATCAAGTGCTTTTGAAAATGAAGGTATATGAGGGTTTGACAGGATTTGTTGAAATAGTGTGGATGGGTTGCCATCACTATCCTCTACACCTATATTAACCCCATTTTCATTTATTAAAATTCTACACGCCATTTTTTATATTTTTGATTATTGCAAATATAGACTATTTATTTAGCAATTGAAATTTTCTTGATTTATTTTAACTTTTTCTGCGGTGGAAATATATTTCCTTTCTGTCATCATATCGGGGGACGTTTCTAAATAGCCGTAATTTTGTAAACTTACATTTGTTTTTGGCGCAGGTATTTTATACATTTTATAGTTGGATTCATTTCTTGGCAATCTTGAATATAAAGTTATTCCGCCCTTTGTTTCAATATTTTCGTAAACATCTTGTCCGCTTTTAATAAATTCCTGCTCTGAGTTCTTAATTATAATATTGTCCGCATCTACTCTGAAAGTTTGTGTGACAGGTTTTGCTATAGAAAGAGGATAATTAACAGCCAAAGCTCTCATTGCTTCTTTTCCTTGCACCACTTCATCTTGTTCTACTTCTCCTATTACAGGCATTTGAGTGGAAATTATACTGTATTGTTTAATGTTATTGGAAATCTTTTTATTTATATCATTCACCCAAGTATTAACTGTGTCTAAAGTTATAGCATCGTCGTTTATCAATATTATTCCTTTCTCATTAATTTCAAAATTTGAGTAGAAATTTTTATATTGCTCACTATTTCTTAATTTTTGTTTGAGGCTTTCAGAATAAAAGTCAGAAATAAAATCATTTTGTAGATACTCTGAATTTCCTGTGAAGTTTTCATTATTTACTATTTCTTGCTGCGCCTCAATTGTTTGCTCTATTACTAAAGGCGCATCAAAGTACATTTTCATTAATGTTATTTCTTCCGCATCTGTATTCACTTCTAATTCTGCACTCCTTTGTTGCACGTAGGCTTGTAATTGAACCAAAGTACCTATCCCCTCTGGAAACTTGTCAGGGTAAGTTAATAGTGTTTCGTATAATGAAGTAAGAGGTTGTTTTCTAACTTTTATGTATAAATCTTCACCAACTTTAAGTAAACTGTTCTCTGAATATAACTGTTCTTGCGGTTTTTTAGTTTCTAAATACACATAACTTCTATCTTTAACTCTTTGTTTTAAAACTTTAGTTTTTGGTGTTACATCCACTTGAAAATAGTCATCATAGACATCTGCAAAACTCTGAGTGTTCTCTACAGAAGGATTTATTAAAAATCTCCTTAACGAGGTTAAGAATTCCTTATTAGGAAGTTCATCTTTTATTCCTATTACATCAAGTCCCTCTGTTGCAAGATTTGATTCTATATTAGCCAGTATGTTTCTTGCATTCTCTGAGTTATTATCTAAAACTACTTGGGGTGCATTTATAAGCGTGTTTAAATCTTCTATTATTTGCGAGTTACTTTGTGCCGTCTTAGTTTGCGATATTAAATTGAAAGTGTTGTTGTTTAAACTTCTTTCTATAACTCCATCATTGTCAATCCACTGTTCTGCTCTAACATATTTTTGTGCTTCTGAAAAAGTAATATTTGATGGTGTATCTAAATCAGAAAGTGCACTATAAAATTCTTCTTCATTTACAGGTGCTCCAACTTTCTCTATAACTTGTCTTTCTATAATGTAAGGGTTAGCTACAGATAGTTTTCCAAAAGAATTAAACTCTTCGGTTTTTATGGGGTCATTTTGTAAATCAAAATAGGATTCAAATTGGGCATCTTCTATTTCAGTGTTATTTAAAGCTTCTATGGACTTCTTAATACGTTCTTGTAAATCTATACCATTTAGTATAGAAGATACCTCGTAGGGGCTGTATAATCCTGAAGCGGTTAATTTAGCTTGTGTTGGGGCAAATAAATTGTTAGTGTAAAAAGCATCCTGTAGTTTTGTTTGCAATTCTCCCAACGAAGAAATTCCTTCCACAGACATTGCAGAATTTTTTAAGTCTTGGAGTTGTAGAGGTGAGAGAGGTGTTTTAACGGCATTTTCTCTATTTACATAATCTAATACAATTTGAAATGAAGGCTCTGCTCCCTCGTAAGAAACATTCTGCTCAAAATCATCTGTTTTTGTTATTGCTACAAAATCTATGGCTTTTTGTATATCTTGAAATCTATTTTGCGCTGCTGCGAACAGTGCTGAAGGTTTTCCTTCGTCTGTCCTAACATCAATAACTTTTCCGTCTTGGATTATAAAATTACAAGCCATAATTAATTTCTTCTGTCTGTTTTTATTTTGAACATTTCTCTGCGGAAACTTTCTTTACTGTTTAAATTGAATTCTTTAGATAACTCTAAATATTTATGTATCAATTCTTCAACCATTGCCTAATAAGACTTATTATCACTACTTAGAATACCGAACTTATTAAAAATTACTTCATGGTATTCTCTTACATTTTTTAGATTCATTAGCTACAACTATTATCATTTATTGCTTGGTCTACTCTATCTCCGTATGTTTCAGCATTTCTAATATCTAATATTACTACGTTGCTCCGAGTCCTAATTCTTTTAGCCAAATCTTTTAAGTTTTCATGGAATAAAATAGAGTACAACTGGTCAGATTTTGTTTGTTTTTTTTTCTGAACTTCTGTCATTAGTATTCTCACATGCGCAAAAGTTCCTTGGTTGTATTTTGCCACATTCCATGTACCGTTAAAAGAAGCTCCTACCCCTTTAAAACTATCATATTGGTCTGTAACTACATAATTAACGTTTGCGCCCATAAAGCCTACTTGCTTAATATCTGGGTCATCAGTGGTGCTCTCTGCAAAATTTTCAAAAACATTATCTGTTATGCTGTTATTAGGCACTATTCTTTCTTTATTAATGGATATCTGACTGTTAAATAAGCTTCGTTTTTTTAGGAGGTATTCAACTTCTTGTATAACTTCATTACTTAGAGCGTTCTTAACCTCTTTTGGGAGTTTTTCAGAAAACGCGTCATTAAGTGCGTTTATGTTGGCTACTTTTTGAAGATAATTTTGAGGTTCAGTAAAAACTCGCCCCTCGTCAAATACATTTGTATAGATTGTGTCTTCTATTATCTGACCGTTTGCTCTAACGTATTTTGTTTGCGCGTTTTGAGTGTAGTCATTGTTTAATTGAATACTCAAATCACTAAGTCTATCCTCCACTTCTATTAAACTGTCAAACTTAGCTTTTCTTGGTAGTGAAAGTTCTATGCTGTCTAAATCAAGTTCAAGTTTTGGGTCACTTATTGTCTTACCTAAGTTATCTAAGTCTATGTTTATTAACACATCATTTTTAGCATTAGATAATCTATAGTTGGCATTAGAAAACTCAGCCATAGAAACAAAGGTTTGATGGGTAGCAAAATCCTCTATAATAGCATCTATTTTATTCTGGTCGTATTCAGTTAACCTTTTATCCGTAGCTATCCCTGTTTCTATTATTTGCTCATTTATAGCTTTTATCTTTTCTGTAGGGCTTAAAGTTTGATTATCTGTTATGCTTGTTATTCTTTGCTCTACAGGGAAAGATGTTTTCTTTAAACTTACAGGATAAGCTACATTATATTTACCTTTCCTAAAAACAATCACAGGTATTTTTTGTTCCTTATTTTTAAATCCTGTGGTGTAAGTCCTATCTACATTTGGTATTTCTCTACTTAAAACCACTTCTCCGTTTTGTATATATCCCGTGGCTATTACTTTCTCTATTGCTGAATCTGTTAGCTCTATATTTACAGAAGATAGGTTTTCAGTTGTTATTTGAGGACTGCCTAAAAATATTTTCCTTGTTTTCACTTTTGCCGATATTTGAGGGCTAACAGGATTATTTATGAAAGCTTGTTTAGCTGCCTCCCTTAGTAATAAAAACTTGTCATTAGGCGCGGCATTATTGTTTAAAGCCTTCAGCACAGAAACAGGCTGACCTTTATGCGATATGTAAAGTTTAAGTTGGTTTAGTATTTCCTTTTCGAGAGCAGGAGTCATTTCCTCATTTAATACTCTGTTCCTTAAAGACTCGTTAAAACTGTCATTTGCTATTTCAACTGTTAAATTATCTTCAGGCTGTATTTCATAAATTTGTTCGGGAAAAATGTCTTCTTGAAAGTCAGATGGCTTTTTTTGAGCTACATCACCTACAGTTTCATAAACATCAAAATAACTCCATTTAATATTTGGTACAACTATGTGTAAATTTAAAGCATCTCTAAGTGTTTGATAATCTTCAGATTTAATATCTAAAGTGTTACCTGAGCCCACTACTATTTTAGTGTTATCTAAATAAAATACAGTTCCTACTCTATAATTGTCAAATGTCGCGGCAGTTACTTTTTTCAACACTTTACCGTCTACACTAACTTTTAATCTTTCAGAATTGAAAGGTATGCCTAATGTTGATAAAATACTACTCATTTTTAAGTGGCTGAATCTGTACAAACCTTCTTGTGTGCGTTTAACTGTTACAGACCCTTTAGTATTTTGAGCCAAATCATACCTAACTATAGAATTTGTAGCAATCTCTTCTGGATTAGAAACTATGGTGGCTACATCTTCAGGCTGTATTTCATCTTGTGTGTTTTCTGCTTCTATATTTGTTTCGAGTTGTTCTATTAAATCTATCAGGTCGGCTATTGACTGATTATCCTCTGTTACTGCTGAATCAAGAAGTCTCCAATTTCCAAGTTTTACTCTGAGAGATTCATCTTTCGTATTTCTATATTCTTCTATTTCGGCGCGGGTAGGTTTAGCTAATGAAACATCGTCGTAATTTGAACCTATATAAGTCAGAGAATTGTAACTTGTTTTTAATAGATTTTCAAGCCTTTCTTTCAAGATTTCTGTTGGTGAAAGTTGTGATTGGACTACAATAGCTGAAGGATTAACTACAGGTGTTTCTCTTCTTGCTGCATCAATGTCTTCCTTATTTGCTTCATAAATAGCTTGTTCTCTTTCTGAAAGGTTAGTTTTAGCTATTAAACTATCTATTACTTCTTGTGGGGTGTTACCTGCCTGAAAAGCCTCCCATTGTTCGTCTGTTATTGGGTCTTCTGTTTCTGTAGTTTCTGACAGAGAGGCTACTTTGTTTGCTTCATATTTTTGTAAAATATCTACAAGCCAATCACGGGTAACTTCATTTAAAGTTGCTCCTTTAGATAATTTTTTACTTAACCAAGTGTTTAGATTTTTTATTTTAAGTGCACCGCTTGATATAGCTAAAGCTGTTGATTGGTTTGTATCAAATATATCATGTGCTTGGTTATATTCATCTAATAAATCTGTTAGGTATTGATGACGTTGAGGACTAACTGTTCTATAGCTTTCAACTAAATTTCTAAATTTACCTAAGTTTTCGTCTAAATTTATTAAATCTTCGGGAGAAATTAAATTGAAATCACTCACTTGGTTCAGTGAGACATCATTTACACCTTGTCCGTATTCTTTTTGACTGTTTAGTTCGTCTGTAAAACTTTGTATTTCTGTGTCGTATCCTGATATTTGATTTTCTAAGTCTAATAGTCTAAGATTTAACTGCCCTAATTCTCTGCCCGCAACTCTGTCGCCTTCCGTTTCTTTTGGGGCATTTTGTAATTCTATTAAAGATTTTTGAAGTCTGTCTCGCTCCTCTGTAAGGGCTTTTCTTTTATTAACTGTCTTAGTTAATTGTCCTCTCCTACTTGCTCTTTGTTTGCTTAATTGTTGAACAGTGTTTAACACATTAGACTGCTCTTGACCCACTTGTGTAGCTATTTGGTCTTTTACATCTTTCATAAGGCGGGAAGCATTTTCTCCTGCCGTTAAAGTCCAAGTTAAAGATTGTATAAGAGACTCCTGACTTTGATTATTCAAAGCCTGCTCCCCTGATTGCAGCACTTCATTGATGCCTTTGATAGGGTTTGTACCTAAAACATATTCTGCGTATTTTCTATTCTGTTTGAATTGTTTAGCTGTGTTGGCGTACTCCTGCACTACTTCTTTTTTGAAGTCTTCTATTTGTTCAGGCGCAACTCCTGCTTGTTTAAATTGCTCTGTAGTCATCCCATTAAGACCTGCTTGTGCCTCTGTTACAAGGTCATTAACATCCTGTCCTAATTGATAGGCATGGTTCATCCTTGAATGTAACACTCCATCTGTGGCTATTCTACTCTTAACTATGTTTCCCTTTTGTGTTTCTTCCGCCGCCTCCTGAGAAAATCCTGTAGTCCTGTTAGCAAGCAACATTCTTTCTGCTATAACTTTACCACCTTGAAAAGTGTTTAATCCTGCTATTTGCAATTCTATTTCCTGTTCTGAACGCCTATTGCCTGAACGTGCTGAAGCAACTCCCCCCAAAGCACCAATTATCATTCCCACGCCTATATCCACCCAGCCTTCTTTAGTGCCATATTGCTCAGCTAAGCTCTCATACACAAGTCCTGCCGCTTCTACATTCTCTGTAGCAAATTGTGGGTTGTAAGAATGTTCTATCCACTTATTAGCAACCTTAGTTGTAACACCTTGTAACCCTTCTTCATACAAACCTTCTGTTAGAGGCGATTTACCGTAGTCAAAAATTGTTCGGGCTACTTTCTGCCTTGTAGTGGCTGTTATAGGAGAGTATACAATTTTACCCGCGTCATCTATTGTAGATGTCGCACCTCTTCCGAAAGCTTTTTTCTCTATAAATTCTCCTATTCCTGTTTTTATAGGATTCTTTAAATCAAATATTTTACCAAGTGTCACTAAATTTGAAGTGCCTACAATTCCCATGTTCCACCCAAATACGGCATTAGCACTTGAATTCAGATTAGATTCAAACTGTTTTATTTCTTCTTGGTTAGGTTGTCTTCCATTCAGGTTTTCAAAATCTCCGTAAAAGTTTTCGGTTGCTTCTTTCTTATATTGTAATGCTTCAACAGACGCTTCATACCCTGCCGAAGTTAAAGCGAATCTGAATGTATTGGCTATATCGCCTGCCCTACCTAAAGCTATTGCTGTAGTTTTTGATATATTACCTGCTCTGTAAGCATTTATTAAAGGATTTTTAAGAAGTGACTTGTAAGTATTAAGTCCTTCCGCAACTCTTGTAAATCCTAAAGTTTTTGTTCCCCATCTTGCGCCTGTAGTTGCTAAAGATGTACCTCCTGTAGCATAAGCCCAAATACCTTCTGATATAATTGCCCCTGCTGTAAAAGATAAACCACCTAATACTTTATCTGCCCAAAAGTTAGCTGTAGTTGCTTGCCCAAATAGGTTTGCATTTTGTTCTTGCTCTGTATAATAATTGGGAAGTTTATAGTCTAATTTAGTATTCCAATCGTCTAATGTACGGCTAAATTCATTATCATAAAGAGAGCTCAGGCTTCCATCAGATGCCATTTTACCCACTCCATAAACTACTCCTGCTGTACCTCCTATAACTGCATTTAAAGTCTTTGTTCCAAATTTAGCTAAACCATTCACCCATTTGTCTGTGGTGGTTTGAGTTTGCGCCGCATAATTAGCATTATCTCTGCCTTGTTTATAAGTGTCGTATCTTGCAATGTAAGACCCATCACTTAGAGTTGCATAAGCATCATCTATATTATAATTTTTTACTTCTAAAGCTCCTTTTACTTCATTAGGAACAGCAGAATCAAAGAAATAATCATTTTTAGGGTTGAAATCTGACCTATGGCTTTTTAAACTGTTTTGCCCTCCACTACTTGCATTGTCTTTTATAGTGGTGGCTAATTGAGTAATATCTGGGGAAGCCTCTGACGGAGACATAAAATTAGCAACACTTTCTGGATTATAGTCCATATTAATTTTTTAAAATATTTATAAGAGAATCTACTTCTTCAGGGCTTTCTTGTAGATACCTAAGTACTGCCTCACTTGTAATCACTTGTGGGTATGTTTTTATAAGATACGCCCAATCGTCATTCAGATACTTTATGCCTATATCTCCATCGTGTATTGATTTACCTGTTGATGTTGTAACGCTCATAGCCCAATTTCCATCAAAAGGTTTAATTTCTGCTTTTAATTTTTCAGGATTTTCATCCATTAATTTTACCAATTGTGTTATTTTTTCAGGGCTTATGGTATTTTTAAAAGCTATATTATAAGTGTCTAATGTTCCTTTTCTTGTTAGATACCTATCAGGAGCAGCTCTAAAAAAACTTTGTATTGACGGTGATATATTTCTTATATTTTCATCAGCCTTACTTAAAACAGTCTTTTGTGTGCCGTCTATGTATGTTATTGGCATGGTAGGCTTAACTCTTATTGTTGTTCTTTCTGCATCTAATCCTCTTTGCCTGTCATTAATATCCACATACTTCATTAATTCCTGAAAAGCTGCATCATCTTTTGAAACAATAACTTCGGCATCTCTCAACATAGTTTGTGCCTTCCCTGTAGTGTACCCTTTATTTTGCACAATCTTTATGTCTCCTTCAGGTGTTTTTTCAAACGACATAGGATTATTTGGGTCAAACAAAGCTGTGTCAGATGTTTGAGGTATCATATTAACTAATCGCTGCCTAACTGTCTTATCTGCTATTGTTGCGACTTGTGCTGTATTAAAAGATATGTTTTGATTAGTTGTTGTCTTCTGTCGTAATACATTGTTTGATACTTTTACAGCATCCTCTTTTAAGTTTGCTCGTGCCACTCTTCCCCCTGCATACACAGGGTCTACAATAGCAGATATACCTCTCACTAAATTTCCTCCAAAAGTTGTTGGTTTTTTATATAGTCTATCTGAAATATCTGCAAATTCAGCCAGTTTAGTTTTGTCTTTTTGTAAAACAGATTTTAAATTACTCCAACCTCCGTTTTCTTTTACAAAACTTTGAGCTTGTTGTACTATGGGATATAATTCCTCTGCTGTAGACTCTTGTAAGTCACTTTGACTGTCTATTTCTGCTTCACTTAGTAGGTCTCTGAATGTTTGTACATACACATCAGGACGAGCTTTAAATGAATCTGTTAGTCCTGTCACTTTGGCTGTTGAAACTTCTGTAGATAGGTTATCTCTTTTTAATTCTATCCCCGCTAAAGCTTTTGCTGTTGCGCCGTGTATTGTACCTGCATTAGAAGCATCAAATGCCTCTTTCATTGCTAATGCCTTTGGGTAGTTAGCGGCTACACTTTCTTTACCCGCTATTACATTACCATTAACATCATATCCTCTTTTTCTAAGTTCTGTTATATAATGATTTTTAATGTCAGAAGTTGTTCTTTCACTATTTATTGCAGAAGATATGAGAGTGGTCATCTCATTTGTTACATTGCTAAATTCTTTTTCTTGGTCTGAGTATGGGTTTATCTCTGCGGCAAGTTCTGTTTCTTTTGCTGAAAAAGTTACAGCATTAGCAGTTGTTAAAGGATTCCCATTTGCATCCACTCCTAACTCTTTTTGAAGTTTTTGACCTTGTAACCTTTTATTAGCTATATCAACTCCAAACATCTCCTGAGCTCTTAATTCTTTAGCTGCATCTAATTCTAAATTTCTTTTTGCAAACCAATAATCATCTTTCTCATATTCTGTACTCCACTCAGATTTAGCCGCTGTTGCTATATTAGATTTGAATCCGACTTTCTCTAAAAATCCTCCTAATGATGTAATATTATTTGTATCTATTGCTGATAACTCGTTATTAGTTTGTTCTTTTTCTTTTTTATAGGAATCAAGGTGAAGCTGTGCTTGTTGTTTTTGCTGTTTAGTTGAGGCACTATTATTTAATATCGCTTGAGCATTTTCCGCTTTTTCATCTATTTGGGAAAATAAATTACTCTTCGTCGCATTAAAATTCTGTTGGGCTAATTGTAAATTGTTTTTATACTTAGACCAACCATTTATGTTTAACTGCTGATTTTCTTCGGGGGTTAAAATTCCTGGTATATTATCAAAAATCTCTTTGTCTGTAAGTCCTTCTATAGTTCTTTTTATACTTTGCCCTGGGTTTTGAGGGTCAGGTGTTTCTATAACTCTTTTACCTCTTAAATCTTTTAACTCTTTAATTTTTTTAAGAGAGTTTGCTGTAACATCTACATAATTAGTGTAACTAAGAGTTCCTATTTTATTTGTATCCCCTTTCATATACTCTTCGTAACCTGCGTTACTTAAAGCATATTCGTAATTTGTATTATTAAATAATTCAGGTTTTTTTTCTCTTATTGTATTAACCTGCGTTTGAAAATTATTAAATTTAGTTGTTTGCGCTATTGCATCAGATATATAAGGGTCTGCTACTATGCCTGAAATAGTACTTGTTAGCTCTTGTGTTACGTTAGAATCTGCTAAGTTTCTATTTGCCGAACTATTTATTTTATTGGTTACATCTGTTATTTTAGCCGCCAAATATTCTGTATCCTGCGGTCTTAAAAGTTGTTGAGCACCTATAACATTTAGTGTTTGCTGTAACTGACTTTTATTAGAATTGTAAGTAGATTGCTTCATCTGAGCTACCTGAGACCACAGATTAAAGTTTTCATCAGTTCTTGGTGTATTTGGTACAAAAGTTTGCCCTAAATAGTTTGCCATTGTGGAGTGTATAAAATTATAATGCCCAAAACAGGGTAGTAATGGGCAAATATATTAATTTATTTAGTATTTATAAAATCTATTAACTTCGTAGTTATAATATTATTATGCTCCCGTATAAGCAAGTTCTATTAATTCTCCTCCTACTTTTATAAGTCTCCAATTATCATCTAATGGTATGTTTTTATTGAGCCTTTTTTCTAAATTTTTTATTTGGTTTTTAACTTGTTTTTCGAACAGCCCCATTAATGTAATGTATTCTTCCCATCTCTCTGTAGAAAGTTTATATACATTATCGCTTTTTATTATTTGCATATTTATCTGTATTGTACATATTCTGTTGTGATTATTTTCACTATAAAATCCTCATTATTTTTATACTTTTTAAAGCAGGCTATTGGTAGTTTTTCTATGAAAGGAGCTTCGCTTACAATTTTATGGTAGGAAGAATATTCATCTTCTTGCTCATCCGTTAGGCTGTTAGAAAAAATCACTATATTATCTTCTCTATTCTCCAACTCTTTTAATTCCTCCTTATCTACATAAGTTAAACTGAAAAATGTCTTTTGTCTATTTTGTTGCATTGGTTATTTTATTGAATTTTTTTCTAAGCTCTTCTGGCCATTTAAACTCAAAGTCTGCTAAACTTAAACCTAAATCAATTAATAGTTGATGGATTTCTTTATTATTAATTGCAGGATATTTAGTTATTTGGTCAGGGGAAAAATAATAATCTAATTCTACCCACTCTTTACCATTGTAGGTTGTATTTTTTGGAAGTTTATATTCGCCTTTATATTGAATAGGGGATTCTTCATCTAATTTGTATTCTTCTTTAGATTTGAATTCACATAATCCATGCCCTGTTATATTTACGTACTGTTTCATTTTATTCCAAAGTTGACTTACTGTCTATAGCGTTTAATACTCCGTTTAATATAGTTTTGGCAAAAGCTGTGTTTTGTCCTTTTAACAGGTCAAGTATTTTACTGCCTATTGTTTCATAGCTGCCTGATTCCATTTATTTAAAAATTTGTCCTTTTGTAGTACCATCTTCATTCCATATATTAGTGTGTGCTATAACAAAAACATTTTCATTCCACTTTTCATCCTCCCAATCTTCTCCTATAGGATTTCCCTTCTCATCTACCCTGCCTCCAAAAGTTGTAAAACCTGACCACTCTAAAGGAACACCCTCTGTAGAGTTATATGTCTCTTTTTCGGTTTCAAATATTACTACTTCTAAATTATCAAATTCTTCATTTGTTAAATTCTCAGGTTTTTCAAATACGAGTAATTTTAAATCTTTAACTTTCATTTACTATAGTTTTTTATAGATACCTGTTCTTATATCTCCGTTGGGCATCTGTGTAACTTGTACTTTCAAACATTTACTTCTTAATTTTTTCGAAATCTCGTTAAATTCTGAAGTTATTTTTTTAAGATTATCCACCTCATCAGATTGTATTTTATACTTAGACTGATTCATACGTGTACCTAACGTCTTATGACATTCACTTGCTATAGCGTCTAATTTTTCTTGTTCACTTAATTTAAAATTAGTATTTACTACATCTTCTTTAAGATTATATAAGAAAAGTATCAATAAATCAAGTCTCTTATTAATTTCTTTTTCAGTATTAGTTTTTTGTCTGAGTTCTGAAATCTGGGTAACAAGTATTTCAATCAGTATTAAATAACTATTTTTCGTTTCTGACATTTTTAATGTTTTTAAGTTTACAGCAAATATAAAGATTAATTTTGTAACTACCAAATAAAAAGACACTTATATTTCAAAGTGCCTAATTTTTACTTATTTTTTACATCTTTTTGTGCCATTCTTTTTGCAGCCTCTTTAGCGTACACTTTTTTATTTTCAGGACTTAAACTTGCATAATTTTGACTCAATATATTACTTCCTAAAGGATTATTTAAAATATTACCTCTTGAATCTTGAAATTCCAAGTTGTTTCCTGTTAGTTGGAAATTAGGTAGTGCTTCATTTATTGCCCTCCTCCTGTCTACATAATTATAATTAAACCATTGTTGGTCATTCAACTGATTAAAATATTGTCTTAAATCTCTCTCAGTGTTATTTTGTGCGGCTAAAGCTTTCTGTTCATAATCTTGCGCAAATTGATTGTCTAACAATTGTTGCTTATCACTTTGTTGTGCGTTATAAATGTCTGCTTGATTTTGTGCTTGTGCGTTAAATTGCTCCGCTTGCGTTATTGCCTGATTAGTGGTATTTTGAGTTTGTCCTAATAAACTTGCCAACACTGCTGCCCTTTGAGAATCAGGTAAAAAAGCTATAGATTCTGTAGCTGCTTGCCTTTGTCTGTCAGCTTCTATTAAATTAGGCTCTATAGATATTTTAGTTGGGTCTATTCTTGACAGATTTGCGCTTGCTTTAAATACGTCCTGCATTGCTGTAGGAGGCAAATTAAAGTCTACAGGGAGGTTTGCAAAGCTAAGCTCATTGACTACTCTATTTGTATTTTGAGGCTCTTGTGAGGCCTGTATTTGAGTTTGGGCTTGAGGTATGTCAAGTAGTCCTATATCCAATGAATTAACTCCTGAGTTTTTATATGTGTCTGTTATGAAAGTTGTAGTTGAGGGGTCAAGGTCTGAATACTGAGGTTTTATATTACCATTTTCATCTACTGCATCACCTATGAATTTAAGTTTGGGATATTTAGCCCTATCTTCTTGTGTTAAAACAGGTAAAGAGAAAGTTCCTCTTGCAGAAGTGTAATTTCCTAATATGCCATCTGTCCCTCTTATGCCTGAATCAGAAGATAAAAATCTCTCGTTTGCTACTCTGTCTTTTAACTGTTGTTTTTGTTCAGGGGATAAATTTGGAGTTGCATCTATACCAACTGTGTAAGCATCCGCATAGGCATTATATCCATTTTGAAAATTTAATACGCTGTCGGCTCCTGTAAGATTTGGAGTATTATTTTGAGCCGTTAGTCCACTTCTTTGAAGTAGATAAGGGTATAAGGAAGTCATTGACTGAATCCTTTGGTTGGCAGTTGTTAAATCTGAAACATTGCCTGCTAAATAGTTTGTTGCTCCAAAATCCTGATTTCCATATTCAGGAAGTGCATAGGGATTCTGAGTGTAATAAGGGTTACTCACTACACCTCCCTGCTGCATTTGAGGCTGCTGTGTTTGTAAAGCTGCTTGTATTGCCTGCTCCGCTTCTGCTTGCGGCGTACCGCTTTCTACTAATTGTTGTAGTATTTGTTCAGGAGGTATTCCTTGTGCTAAAGCTTCTGCAATTGGGTCAGATTGAGGATTACTTGCTTTTAAAAGTTCCACTACTTTTTCGGGTGATAATTTATACTGTTTAGAAAGGGCTAATATATTTTCATCGTATTGACCACCTTCCTGCATTTTTGCAGATTCACCCTTTTTAGGTATTTTTTCTTGTTTTTCAAATATTTTCTCAAAAGCTTCATCTTGAAGTGGTCTTACCATTTCTTTATCTTGCTGCAACCTCTGTAGTTTTTCTGCGAGGAATGTTGTATTAATGTCTTTAGTGGTTTCCTCTATACCTTCAGTTTCTTGCTCTCCAACTTTTTCTATAGTTTTTTCCTCTTCTTCAAGAATGTCCGTCCACCCTATTTTTTTATTGTATCTATCTAATACGGCAGCGAAAGTATCCGAGGCTTTTACTTTTATGTCTAAGTCGTTCCTAAATAATTTAGCATTTGCCGCGCCAATTTTTGTATGGTCAGAAAGAACTTTAGATTGGTCGGGTAGGTCTGTCTTTATTCCACCCTTTTCATGTGTCTCTCCTACGGCTTCCGCTATTTCTCCTGTCTGCCCATTTTTTACATGCTCGCCGTTTTCTATTTCAACCGAACCTGTTCCACTATCAGGAATATACCCACCTGTTAGCACAGCGGCGTTAGTTAAACCACCTTCTTGTAAGTATTGATATGTTTGTTCAGCATTATAAAGTTTATTCCTGTAATCATTATAAGAATCATCGTTTCTATTTTGATAGCCTGCCCCTGAAAATAAAGTTCTTGCTCCGCCAAATAACACTTTACCCGCTGAACCAATTCCTCTAAGAGTATTTGCTGACTTATTATCACCTGAATAATTTAGAGATTGCCCTAAACTAAATAAAGCAGATTCAAGGTTGACTCCGCTATATGGATTGTACAAACTTCTATTTGTCTGAGTTTGTATATTTGTACCGTTTGTATTTATTGCATTTCCATTTTCATCATAATTACCCAGGAAGTTGTTTGCATACTGATTGTTCTGCATCCTACCCAACTGTTCAGGACTTGTAAATATCCCCATATTAGTTGCAGTGGATTCATTATCCATTAGGTTTAGATACTGTCCAAGATTAGGTGTTCCTAAGTTTACATCAAGAGACGGATTGGGGTCAGGTGTAAATGTATTAAAATTATACTGTCCTCCTGCCTGCATTTTTTTAATGGCTTGCTCTCTTATTTGTTTTACTTTTATTGCTATACTATCCATTAGGAAAAGAAATTTTTTAAGTTAGGTACAGGGTATTCCATAACTGTTTTACCTGCGAATTTATATTCTTTATTTGGGAGCATAAGTTTATGATTCCCCAATTCATCCACTCCTAAAATAGAGTGGGGTATATTTTTCATTGTAATCCTTCCGTCTTTTGTAGGTACTTTTACAGTTTGCCTTGGAAATTCGTACATACCATTCAGACTTGTGGGGACAGTGCCCCCTTGCTGCATTAAAGGACTCGCTATAAAATTAGATATTTCGTTGTATTTTTCTAAGTAGTTTGTTGGAGCTAATTGTTGAACTTGTTCTAATGGTATCGTGTTAGCTGTTACAGGTTTACTTTTAAATGCTTCTAAATCTTTTAAGAAGTTGTACTCATTTGTTTGTGTTTTAATTTCTTCTGCCGCTTTTGAATCAATCTTTGGCTCTTCTGGGAGTGATTCTAATTGTGTTGGTGCGGCCTCTGCAAAACTATTAATTTTCTCAGGAACTACATAATCTGTAAAATCTTCTGTTATAGGTTGTCCTGAAAATAAATTGTATACATTATTTACCTTACTCTGTCTGTCTTTATTTTGCCCGTACTTCTTTGCAGGTATCTCATACAAATCTGAAAATGCTTGTCCTGCCTGAAATACATCACGAGTATTTTTTAAAGCTTCATTAGCTTTTTGGTGCGTATTTTCAAGTTCGTATTTGACATACTCTAATTGATTTCCAAAATCTGTCCACTTGTCTCCGTATTTTTGCTTTAGGTTCTTCAATCTTGCGCCGCGCCATTGAGCAAGCCCAAAACTACTTCCTCCCGAATAGCCTTTGTCCCCTTCTATACTCGTATTCAATCCACTCTCATGCACTAAATTACCAACAATTCCAGAACTTGCTTCAGGTGAGTAGCCTTGAGATATAAAATAATCGTAGGCTTGCTTTTGCTTATCTACAGATTTTTGATAGTTTTTAACTGTTGGCATTATTCGTAAATTATTTCAGAGTTAATTGTATTCTTATACGTAACGCTCATCCTTGTTTCTTTATCGTTTATTAATCTTAGAGTAAACCAATCCCCTCTTATTCTTTCAAGCGGATTTTTACCTTTATAACTTATGGCTTGAGTATTTAAGTCTTTATCAACCATTACACTGTCCCATAACCATATTGGAATGCCGTTGTTTTGATTCTTTACTCTATTATAAAAATAGTTAAACTCATGTTTTCCGTTCTGGCTTGTATACAATATTTTTTGAGAGTTAACACCACTTTGAGGATAATTTCTCCTGTCTCTCAAGGTTTGTTCTTGATTAAGTTCTATTAAGCCACTATTGTTTGTATTGTTGTAAATTATAGACTTATTAAAACCCATTTCTTTATGTTGACTAAAATCAAAATCGTTCAACCACCTCTTAACTTCTGAATTAACACTTACAGAACTTAATATTTTATTTACGTTTTCATTTTTTATTTGCGCGTCAACTATAAAAGGATAAACTCTGCCTTGAAACACCTGAAAAGATTTAAGTCCAAAATTATGTGTCCAAAGTGTCTCTTTATCTATACCATAGTTATAGCCTGCATCCACTATATTATTAAACTTACTGTAATAGTTGGGTTGAAAACTCATGTAAGATAGCCAACCGCTTTGAGGTCTGAAACTTAGCGTAAATGATACATCTTTAAAATATTGAGTGTTGTCAAAATCTACAGGGATACCTTCGCAGTTAAACCCTGTTTCTTCATCATAGCTAAGACACTCTACATCTAATGCTACATAATCCTTAACAGTTATAAAGACTCTGTCAAGTTTATTATCATACCCCATAGAAATCCCTACACCTTTATACTTATTATCTATATCTGCTTGCGGAAATTGTTTTAACAACTTAAAGGGAAGATGTTGTCTCATCCAATTTTTCATTCCACTCTCTTTATTACCAAGTATGTCAGAAATAGGAGTAATGTTTTGCCCTGACCTTAAATATATCATTCCGTTTTTAGCATCTACAGAAATATAACCATAAGGCGTTCTTAGCACTTCTGTATTTTGAGTGCCTGCATCGCTATCTATTGGGCGTTTATTGAATATTCCACCCGTACCTAATTCCACAGATATTGGATTACCTGCGTTAGATAAGTTTTCTACGGAATTTAATAAAGCGTCTCCATTCTCAAATCTAACCCATAACACTTCAGAGCCTATGTCTTCTATAGAAATTAGTTTACCCCTTTTAGTTTCAAACTCAAATTTATTAAGTGGAGCGAATATAAGCCAAGGGTCAGTTAGGTCATTTTCACTGTTATCTTCTAAAGAGTAAATACCTCCGTTTAAAGAGTCATTAATTTTATCATACACTTCCTTACTATAAGTTACAGGACGTGTCAGGTAAGGTGAAGGTGTTATGCCTTTTGAATAAACACTGTTGTAAAAATAAGTTACAGGTTCTTTTATTGAGAGGTTTTTTTCTTGTGTAAATTCAACCATGTCTCCCTGTATATCTGGATAATATTGGTCTTTTATAGCAGGTCTTCCATATCTAAAGTTCGTATTAACTTCACTCTCTACCAAGTAACTTATAAAACCATAGTAGTATAAGTAGAACTTAGAGCTACTTCTGTAGTATAAATCATTTGTAGAAGCGTTGTCAAATCTGAATTCATTGTTCAAATCTGGAAATAAAAAACTACCTAAAGTAGAACTACCTCCTGTGTGGAAATCTAAGAAATATTTGGCTTGTCCTACATTATTATAATCACTGTAACTGAAAGGTGTCATATCCGCTTGTTTAAAAGCATCTGTCCTAAATATCGGATGTTTTCTTTTTTGTGTATCGCGAGAAATATAAACTGTCCCTCCATAAATAACTTCACAATCCGAACTTTCTGTTAATAGTTTTGTGTGGCTCGTACTTAGCCATTTGATACTGTCTACAGTGCCGAATTGGTTAGGTATATAGTTTTTAAGTGTAATGTAAGGGACGGCGGAGTTTCTAATTATCTCTTCTCCTTGTAGCCCTCCATTCTGACTTAATATTGTCCTACTACCATTAGATTGAGAAAATATGTTGTTATCATAGTTTCTGTATTCTGTAGGATAGTTTACAGGATATGTTTCGCCCGAAGATATGAATACAGAACTTTCTCTATCCTTATTATTTATTTTCAGCGTTTCTCCTGTGTTTTCATCTTTAAATGTATATCTACCTGCCTTTAAATACTTACTGGCTGATATGCCTCTTAATCTACTGTTATTTACACTGTTTATTAAGAATTTATTTTGAAATCCTTCTGCGGCGCAATAGCTTGTGTGGTTTTTAGGCTGACCAAAATTTTCAATTGTCTGAAGCCATTGTAATCTATATTGCCCAATTTTTATAAAAGAGTTCAAGGCTAAAGACCCCAAATAAACACCTATAGCAGCCGTTGATAACACACCACCTATAGCATTTGTTCCTGAAGATACCCCTACTATTGCAAAAGATTGTCCTATACCTGAATTAACAGTTAGCTCTGCCAATTTTATAGCAGACTCTAACAAAACTTCGGATGTGGCTAATATGTTTGATATATCTCTTGCACGAGAAGTCAATATAACATACTTTGGGTGGTCTTCTACATCTTGGAAAAACATTCTACTGTTCCCTTGTTGATAACCGCTAATTATAAACTCTGTAGGTAGTGTCGGCTTATTAAGTGATAAATCTGGATTTAATAGGCTGAAGTTATGATTTGAATTAGCTGTGTATGGGTGGTGTATGTTTTGACCATTTTCTAAGTTTAACAAATCATCTCCTAAATCATTAAGCGGATAATTAGGATATAGTACTTCCTGTCCTTTCTCTGTATATTTATACATATCAAAACCCACCGTATTTGCTACAATGCTTTTATGGACGGAATTATCACCTTTTAATATCTCATAGCCTGCAATTTCATCTCTTTGCTTTTGAGTTAATAGGTTATTAGTCACAGCTAAATCTAAAAACGTATTTACCACTTCACTGTCTAAACTTACACCCAAAGGAAATATCAAACTTTCTGCAAAAGGGAGCGCAGATAAAGTCCCCATGAAAGGGCTTATTGCATTACTTGGAAACTTAGGATATCTTATAGGTTTACATCTTAAATCTGTTGAAGTTAATAAATTATATTCGCCCGCTACGTTTGAAGAAGTGTAATACTGCTCAAAAAGTTGTATTTGTTCCTCACTTAAACCTTGTAAGTCATCTTCGGTTATTGTAAGTGTTGATGAGTTGTAAAGTTCTGCATTATCAGGATATGTATCAGTAGATTCGTAATAGGAAAACTCTCCAAATTGATAAGGAATAGGATTACAGTCATTAATTTCAGGCAGGTCGTAAGTACAAGTGGCTGTATAAGTTTGCACTTTTTCAAAAGTGATACTATCAAAGGTTGTAATACCTCCTGTAATAGTTAAATCATTCGTCAGTATTGAATAGCAACCACATGGAGGTGCTACTATATATTTAGCATTTGTAGTGGCTACTATAGGTGCATCTACAGCTACATAAAAAGTTGTAGGATATGCTGTAACATCTAATATTATTAAATCTCCCGCTGCTGTATCAACTATTTTACTGTCTAAAGAAGTGTTTGTTGAACAACTGCCAAAAAATGAATATCTTAATTGGTTTACACTTGGTATGTCATCACTTATTACACATTGACTATTTTGAGTGATTTGGAAAGCTATTTTATTGCGTCCGTTCTTCTCAACTTTAAACCATAATGCGCCTTTATGCAACTTATTTATAAAGTTGGTGTTGACAGCAGTTACGTTTTTAGCGGATTGCAATAATTCTGCTTGTGTTAGTGCACCATAATAATTATTGTAATATCCTATAGCAGGTGTAGTGGGATTGTTATTGTTTAAGACAGGTGCTGCGTTATTACAGGCTTCATTAATGAAACTACCAACTCTTTTATAAACTGTTGTAATAGCATAGTCTGTTTCAAACGTGTCGTCTTCTATATAAGTGCCGTCATTATTTTGTTGAAATGGTTGACAGTTTTGTGGTGGTGTATTGTTTGGGTAGCTTCCTTCGTTTTCATCATAAACTAAAGAATTTTGCTGGTTGACCACTTGCTGAATCCTGACAAAACTATCAGATAATATAGGAGAGTCACATTCTGAATTAAATGCAGGTTCACAATTAGCTTCACTGTAAGGGTTATTCAGGTAAGTGGCTATTTCAGGTATATACTTGTCTGAGGATGGATTTTTAACTTCATCTATATTGCTATTAACATACTCTTCGAGGTCATCGGATACAACTGATATTGTTCCTTTAGGTGCAACAGCTACATTGCTCACTATACAAGTTGACGTTTCTGTTTGTTCTACTTCTTGACCACTGTTAGAGAAATCATTACAGGTTCCCTCTAATGTTGCTGTGTTAAAGAATTGCCATATTTGATTTCTGTCTGTTGTGGCGCAATCTGAGACATTTGCTAATACAGAAGCAACGTTTAAATCTGTAGGGTCAATAGGTGCAATGTCAGACGCTTTAGGCGGTCTTGCCACTAAAGGATTTATTGGGTAGAATGTTCCGTCTTTATTAAAGAACCTCATAGAGAATGGTTGTACTTCCTCTCTCATGTAGCCTCTATACTTAGCAGTTGCTATAGCATCTTTGTATAAATCTTCTTTTGCCACTGACGAGTTCCACTTTAAAAATCCCCCTATAAAATTAACTATAGGTTGCAAGTTTGGAAACTTCTTTCCTGTTATGCCGTATTTAAAAAGTTTATTTCCTGAAGACTTTATTCCTTTAGAGTGCTCGTATTTAGTTCTCTGAGAAAATACTCTGTCGTAGTTTATTCTTTGTGTTATTCCACCTAAGTTTTCTGTACCTGTTTGAGTGGAAGTATATATTATGCTTTTATCAGAAGTGCTGTGGATTCCTTCTACAAAATAAGATTCTGCCTGATTAACAGCTACTCTTTCTATTACTATAACTTTGTAATATTTAAAGTTTGTATCAAGGTTATCTACTTCAAGTTTTATAGCAAAATTTGTAAAACTGTCTAACTCTGTTTGGTTTAATACTCTATTATTTTCGTCAAATATTTTTATAGCTTGCGTTGGAGAAAAATAATCCGAGATTTCATTACCCGCTAAATCTGAATATGCTATTCTAAATTGGTAATCTCCCATTCTTAAATTACCACCTATTTGTAGAATTTCAGGGGTTATTTTAGGAACAGAATAATTAGGAGACTGTAGCATTTTTTCTACATTAACACATACAGGAATTTCTCCTTCTTCTCCACAAGTGTTTACACCCACTGTTTGATAGTATTCTATATCGTCTGCGTTAAGCCACCTATCAGGATTATATCCATCCACCCAATATATATTAGTACCCAGCTTATCAATCTTAATCTCTATATGTTTTATAGGGTGATTTATAGAAAAATTGAAATCTTTATTACAAAGGTCATTAAGTAATTCTATGTATTGATTATAAGGACTCTGAGTAATTGTTTCAAGCGCGGAAGGCAGAACACTATATGTGTTGCAATCTTCGCATGTAAGGTCTGTATCTTCTCCAAAAGACAGGTTTGATATGTTGTTGTCTACGTATCCAAAAGAAGAATACCCTGTAACAGGATTAGTTAGAAAGTAATAAACTCTTTGTAAAGTTGGATGTTTTTCATACCCCACCACTTTATACCCAGCAGGAAAAACCACCGATAGGTAGTTACTTGGTTCATTTGTTATATTTAATGTATCGCCTGTCTCATTCTCAGTGTTACAGTTTAGACAAAAAGAATATTCTGTATTTTCTAACTGAGAAGGATGAGTTGTTCTGTTAAGTCCTGTTTTTGGTGCCGATGCACTTTTCTTCTGTTCCAAGTTTTAGAATTTTAAAGAGGGGAGTTTAAAAACTGCTGTATCTCTTTGATTCAACTTTTTATATTTTATGTGCCAATTTTTTGATAGCCCATAGAATTTAGCCTCTCTTATGGCGGCGGCTTTTAATTCTCTGTGGCTTTGAAGCCAAAGGGGATATAGTTGTGTTAATCCCTGTGGGTTTTTATTATTAGCTATAAGTTCCTCTGCTATTTTAATTTTAACATAATTGGTTATATAGGTTAAAATATCTCCTGTAGTTAATTCGGGTATAACAACTTCTCCTTCTTCGTCTGTAGGTATTCCGTAGTATTGAACGTATAACTCCCCTTCTCTAAAGTTTGTATTTACAGTGTTGCCTGTTATGTTAATCTCGTTAGGATATCCGTCTCTTATTGAGGGATGTATGTTAATGCAATCAGACGAAAATAAATCTTTGTTTACGCCTTTCACTAAAGAAAGAAAGTGCCAATTGTAATAAAAATCTACAGGTGTATTGTTTATTGTTATCTTCTCTGTTATTATTTTAGATTGACAAGTGGTGATGTATTCCTGATTAACTTCATCAAAATAAGCAGGGTTCTCAATATACTGTCTGTAAATATAATTATCTGTTACATTTCTTCTGTCGCCGTGAATACATGTAGCATGTGGCTCTAACAATATAGCAAGTCTTAAAGACTTAAATTCTTTTGGCAGATTACCTTTTGAATTTTCTATTTTTATTTTGCGCTCCTGAAGTTCACAAATATTATTACCAAAGATTTTCAACTGTTGTACCACATCTCCTTTAACAGATATTTTGTCTATGTCAGAGGCAAAGGAACTTAGTTGAGATTCTATTTCTGCGAGAAATTCTTTAAATTTCATAATTAGATATTAGGTATAAATTTAAACTCTCCTCTGCCTTTTCTGTGATTGCCCTTCTTTCTTGCATACTCTTCTGCTATTCTAACGCTTTCGCATATATCAAAATGTAACTTTCTCGGTTTGTTGTTTCTCTGAATATTTGCAGTTAATCTAAAACTAAACATCCTTTCCATTGTCCAATCTTCTAACTCTTTATCAGGGAAAAAATGAGGTTTATATTTGTCAATTTTTTTAGCTTTTTGTATTCGTGATAATGTTCTGTCCATTATCCTTGCTTTTTTTTCTTTTTTTATATTGCAAAAATAGCCCAATCCTTCTATATACACGCCTCCTTCTGAATCTACTATCATTTGAGAAATTAAACAGAAAATGCCGTCTACAGCTTTTTTAAATAAGTCGTACTGATTTAAACCTTTAACACATTTATGTCTATGTTCTCTGTAGTAATCATAAACTATTCTGTCTGATAAATCTAATTCTTTTATAAAACTCTTGTCATGTAAGTTCATAATTACTGTGTAGGTTGTTTGTCTATGCCGTTAGGGTTTGAATCTTCTATTACAGCCGCATAAACACCAGCTACCATTTGAGTAGCTTCTTTAAATACAGCTTCTACTAATTTATCAGGCACTATGAATTCTGAATCCCATGCGTTTAGACATTGCTTTTTAGTCTCACAAGATAGCTCTTCTAACATATCTGTCTCTAACGTTATAAATTCTAAATTTAAAGCTAATATTTCTTTATCGGGGATGTAAACATATCCTTTTTCATCTTGGAAAACATAGACTTCTGATTCATCCGCGTATTTTCTATTTTTATTGCGTCTATATTGTGCTTCATCCACTAAAGTAAAACCTATACCGTCATCTATACTTGTCACACTTTTAATAGAAGAGCCTAATCTTGAATATATTAATTTAGGTAGTTTCTTTTTGGACTTCATTAAAATGTTACACCTCTTGAAACTTGCTATAGAACAATCTACATTTCTTATTCTCTCTAACTCAAAACATTCTACGCTGCTATATAAATTGTAATCATTTTGTATAGTTCTTTCTAATAATTTTTGAGATATTAACATTGTATTTATACTTCTCAAAATCCTAAGAATATAACGGGGAGGTATTCTGCTATCTTTTTTAACTCTGAGTGTACTTAATAAACGAGACACTGCTTCTCTATTAGTCATAACTAAATATTTTCACAAAAATAATGATTTATCATGTTTATAAAAAAACTATAAACTTCTAAATAACAAAAGGGAGTAGCCTAAGCTGCCCCCTCTTTACAGAAAAAAGAAAAAGAAATTTTATATTAATGTTGGAGCACTTAAAACTCCTGCATTTGAAACTGTAACTCTCCATCTGTTGCCATTAGGAGATTTTAATACAAGTCCTTTTGTAGCTGTTGTGCTTTCTATATCTCCTTGTGTAGTCATTGTATCTTCAAAATTACCTGTTCCCTCAACATTTAGCTTAAAGCCTGAATCTGTTCCATCAACTCCTATATTGAAATTACCTGTTGCTCTATAATACGTGCTCCAAGTAGTTAATCCTGTGTAATTTGTAGTAATTAAATCAAGATTAGCTGTGAGAGGTAAAAATTGTTGGGTGTATGCTTTACTAACGTATGCTCGCCCAAACCAAGAAGAAATATTACCTAATGTCCTGTTAAAGTCTATTGGAATTATACTTGTGCTAAATATGTCTCCTGACATAGTTCCACCTGTCAAACTCAGCTTACCGTCTAACCCTGTCTGAACTGCTGTAACAGATGGGGCTAATATGGTGGAAGCTGTTAAACTATTTTGCACTTCTGTTACATTTCCTGACCCTAATAAGCTTTGTCCTCCTACAGTCTTTATATTAGTTCCTGATACAAGTGTTGCTTGTTTAGTGTCTAAAGCTGTTTGTACAGCGGGAGCGATATATGCAGGGTTTGCAGAAAATACGAAATTGTTTAAAAGTAATCCTGTACCTGCTGAATAAGTGTTTCCTGCGGCTACAGTGAGTGTTATTGTCTCGTCCTTAACCTCTACTAAAAGATTACTGGAAGCAGAAATAATACTTCTTATTTGATGTTGTTGAAGCGTGTTTTGTCCTATGTAAACAGGAGTTCCTATACCTACACTAACAAGCTCCGTACCACCCGACATTGTACATATTTTAGCATCTAAGCTTTGTATCACTTCTGTGAGTGGCGTACCTGTTTCTACACCTGTACATGGCAGGGTAATTCCATAATATGTTGAGCAATCCGTAGAAAGATCCCTTACAGCGCATCCTTTAGGCTTACAGCCGCAGATTACATTTGATGGTTTATTACAAGTGTTACACATTTTCTAATGTTGTTACGCGGTTTTCTAAAGCTAATATTCTACTGTATGCTGCCACTAAAGCAGTGGTGAGTGCTGAGTTTATTTGTGCCTGAGTTGATTCCGCAGGGAGGTTTAAAAATGATATAGCTGTTGGGTGAGCTATACAGGTTGTTGAAGTTATTATTCCATCACAGTCTAAAGGAGAGTTGTCTGGAATTACTGTGGTATTTTGAGAACATTCCATTACGGGCAAGTGTTAGTTTGCAAGTCTGCCACTTGTGCTTGTAAAGTTGTAATGGCTGTTTGCTGTGAGTTTATAGTTTCTTGTTGTTGACAAATGAATGTCTGCAATGCTGTTAAGGCATCTAATATTTTTATTTCTCCTACAGGATATGTTATGCATTCTCCTCTAAGTGATTCTAATTCTAAGTCTGTTTTTATATCTGTCAGGATTTCATATATGTCCTGAGTTGTTTCTTCTATTGTTAAGCAATCTTGTTCTGCTAAATCAGAGTATTCTGGAATAGTACCTTCAAAAGCGGTACAGTTAGCATATACTTTTTTACAATTTCCTTTTATCTGTCCTGTACACATTTCTTTTTCTGGTTTTTATTTTTAATATTAGGCGGAATTTTTAGGCTCCGCCTTTTGTAACTATCTGATTTAGTGCTTCTTACGAGGTTTGGGAGGGGGCGACCCTATCCCTGCTGGCGCAAAATCTATAATTTCATACTCTGTTTCTGCTAAAAGGTATGTAGCTTGGGATACAGCTATAATTTTAAAACCGTTAGCATCTGTTTGAATATCTACATCTACTCCATCCTGAATAAATTTTGTAGCTTGTAAGTCGCTTATTTTAGCAACTAATAAAATTGGTTCTGACATTTTTTATTTATTTAATTTTTATTAATATGTAACTTCTATACCGCTATCAAACGCGGCTGTTCCACCTCCTGATAAGACACTCCTTAATCTCACTGTTGCATTTGTGGGTATCTCTCCTACTAAGTTCCAATAGGTAGTTTCATTTAATCCTATTGTTATAGCAACGCTCAATGTCTTTGAAGTGCCTGCGGAATTTATTGTGTTCCAAGTAGTGCCTCCATTAGTCGAATACTCTAAGAAAACTCTTGCTGCGCTGTTTAGGTTTAGTAAAGAAAGTGTTGTGGTTAAAGCGACTGTATATGAAACTCTTGCATTTTGTGTGCTCGAAACTGTGTAATTAGTATTTAAGCTTCTTGCAGGAACTGTATTGAATGTAGGATTACTAACAGAAGGTGTGGGTACATTTAATACTCCTGTACTACTATTGTATGTAGCTGCTCCACTTGTTCCTGTAGTTGTCAGACTAATTGCTGTTCTTGCTCCTGCTGTGCTTATGGGAGTTAATCCTAAAGCAGTAGTTACCTGAGCTCCTGTTATACTCGTTAAGAAACCGCTTGGATTTCCTGTAAGTGGGTAAGCATCTGTTATTCCATACCCTGACAGAGTGGTAGGTTTACCTGTTAAGCTTGCAAAAGATTGTGCAGGAACTGTTGAAATAAATCCTGCTCCATTAGTAAGCTGATTGGTGTTAGTTGGAATTGTAGGCTTAGCTGTTAAATCATTATAAGATCCTGATGTTGCAACTGTTGACAGTCCTGTTACTTTGGCGGCGGCTAATGATGTTAACCAAATTGGATTTGCATAGCTTTGGTCTGTGCTAACATTCCCTACTTGCCAACTCCTATTAGAATCTAAAGACTGAGTTGTACCGTTAATTGTAAGTAGTCTTGCCAATGGTGCTTTTGTGGATATTTGGCTTTCCATAGTCTCTATGAGCCCTGTTGCTACAGGTACTGACATAAATTTACTACCATCTACAGAAACCTCGTTAGAACTCATTAAAATACCGTCTCCTGCGGTAATTTTATTGGCAAGATCGTTGT